ATTGCCCGTTCTCCCGCATAAGCCCAATATTTCCTCCATTTATCCATCAGGGTTCTCCTCTTTCGAATATTTCGATTTGTCTTCCCACACCGCACCGAACACATACGAGGTGAGTATCAAGGCTACCAAAGCAACCCCACCCGTCACGAGGTCGCCCGCACCGAGCTTGTCATCCCACACAGCGACGATTGCGCTCAGGATCATGAAGACACCGAGTGCGAATCCTGCGAAGATATAGCGTCGGCGAATCTTCCAGTTCCCCTGAGGCCTCACGCCGTCATCACCGCAATTAGCGGGGATACGATTGCAGCCAGGAAACCGAACCCACCGATGGCCTGCCACATCCGCATCTCAAGCTTCCGAATACGAAGCTCGTGATCCTCAATCTTGTCCTCCGAGTCAGGGAGGCTGTTCGCAATCTTCTCCAGCAAGCGACCCTGCCGTTGAACCTCTGCATAAATATCGCGCATTGACACCTTCACGCCAGCAGTTTCCATGTGATCCTCAGGCATCAGATAAGCCCCTGATTCAGTTGCCTCTGCAGTGCTGAGATTGTGATTCTGCCCCATACCCCGTCAGCTTTGACACCAAGTTTCTCCTGCACAGCTCTGCGAGTGATAGGGCCAATACGCCCATCCTGCTTCACACCAGCCCACGCCTGCACAGCCCTATAAGTCATGATTCCTGGTCTACCGTCAGGGACACCCTTATATAAGCCGTTGTTCTTGAGCGCTGTCTGCCACGCTTTCCAAGTGTTCCTGCCGAGCTTCCCATCGACCTTAAGCGCTGCAGGAGTCACCGAGGGAGCACCCTGGAGGAACGGCACAGGATCCATCGTGTCACCGAACCGCCTCGACTTCCGAACCTCCCAATGCAAGTGAGGGCCAGTCGAAGCACCCGTGTTGCCTGAATGTGCAATAACTTCACCGTGCTCGAACCTAGAGCCCTTGAGCAGATGTGAGGGTTTGCTCAAGTGATAGTAGACCGTGAAAACATCATCCGCGTGCTTCACGATCAATGTGATTCCACCGCTTGCCCCGTTTCCCTTATGAACAACAACACCGTCAGCTGGAGCCCTCAGCTCAGTCCCCACAGGCAGAGCAACATCCACCCCGTGGTGAAACTTCCGCTTCCCCGTAATAGGGTGAACCCTCCACCCGTAAGGGGAGCGTGCATTGATGTTGTATCCCTCAGGCCAGGGCTGTGAGAGCTTCATGGGTTAGGCCTCTGGGAGTTCCCAAAGACAGGTTTTTTCATTCAAAACCGCTGACTCATCAGGCTTAGGAGGAATGAAAGCCCCATCACTTCCCTTGTCAGGATCAAAGGTGAAACCAATCCCTGCATAGTTGAAGCGGAAAGGTGTACCCCCAGCAGTGTGCACCCCACCCTGCGTGTTGTAGGAGGTGCGCTTTACTGTGTAACCCTCTGGAGCGTAATACTCCTCCCAATCAGTGACACCCTCAGCAAGGTCATCCTCATCACGGCCCACAAAGACACTGACAACAATCCCACGGGAATCAATTTGTGCATAGTGCGCCATTATGCTGCTCCAATCGTTACTGTGTCAGTAGGGCCTGCAGCCGTTACTGTGTAAACCGTGTTTGAACCTACTGTGGCGCTAGTTTGTGAAACACCACCGGTGAAACTTGCTGTGTATCCGCTTGGCACGCTCAGAACAATCAGCCCTGAACCACCTGAACCACCAATCCGTGATGTTGAGCCGTTGTCACCTCCGGCTCCTCCACCGCCACCGCCTGTGTTTACGGTTCCAGATGTGCCGTTAACACGGGATGAAGCGCCTGCCCCACCACCGTCTGATGCTGTCCCACCTGTTCCAGAAAGGTAACGGCCCCCACCGCCTCCACCGGCACGCCCCACCGATGAACCTGTGATGGAGGATGAAAGCCCTGCCCCACCGTTTCCACCGTTGTTTGTTCCAGCGTTGCCTCCGATTGCGTCAGCCCCACCACCGCCGGTTCCTGAAGTGTTAACGCCTGCCGTTCCACCGCCAGCGAAACCTTGATTTGTTGTTCCGTTACCTGGGGCCGCCGTGGCGTTCTTACCACCGCCAGAGCCCCCTGTTAGACCTGAATTGCCACCAGAAGGTTCACCTGCACCTCCACCTCCACCAATCGAGATAATGTTTCCCAGGATTGAGTCAGCACCGGATCCACCACGAGCGTTGTCAGGGGAACCACCAGCACCCACCTTGATTGCATAAGGCGTGTCCAACAAAAGATTCACAGCTGTTTCAGCGGAAGCCCCACCGCCAGAGTCCTCACCCGTAACAGAGCACCGGTATCCTCCACCGCCACCTCCCGCTCCACCAAGCGTTGCGAATGGGCCCACACCACCACCGGCCCCACCACCACCGATGACCAGAAAATCTACAGCCAAAGGACTAGCAGCCAACTCGACCCAAGCAGAACCATCCCAAAACTCAACAGTGTCAGTATCAGCAAGAAAAGTGAACTGCCCCTCAACAGGTGAAGTGATTGCAGACCCACGCGCAGCGGTGCCAGCAAACACCAACATGCCCTGCATCAGATAATCATTGATTTCATCCTCGTCAAGGGTTTCCCCAGCAACGAACTCTTTGAAACCGCCTGCAGCCATTAGAAGTCCTGCCAATCTGATCCATCGTAATAAGTGAGCGTGTCAGTGTCCCTCAGAAACGCAAACATGCCCTCGCTAGGCGAAGCAATCGCACTACCCCTCGCAGCTGTCCCAGCGAACACCATAATCTGTTGCTCCATCATGTAAGTGTTTACCTCAGAAGCTAGCAACACACTACCGTTCTGGAAAAGCTTGAACCCAGCACCAGCCAAAATCCATGCCTCCTAGAAACCAAGAACGCCCGGAGCGTTCTCTCCTATTGTACCGAACTCGGCATCCCCAATAACGAACAACGAAGTCTGCAACGACCCCAACCCGAACGTAATGAAATGCTCATCCGGTGACACCTCATGCGCAATCTGAATAATCAGGCCGTAACGTTCAATCTGCGACCCCAACGGAGGATTCCCAGGAGTAATCTGCACCAAAGCAACATCACCAATCTCCAAACCGAAGACTGTGGAACGCTGAGCTGATGAAATCTTGTCCACATCGACACGAATCTGCTGAAACCTAAGCTCCGGCTCCTTATAGCGGGAGAGAAGCAAATCAGCCAAACCCTCAACCGTGTCAGCGTCATCAATGAGCGTATCCACGGATATAGCTGCAATGCCATAACGGGTCTGCGACAAAGCATCCTCGGAAACCGCTGTCGAAGAAGGCGAAGTCACCGTCACTGAGTTATATAGTTGCTCAGTACCGTAATCGAGTGCTGCAGGAGCGAACGGGATACCAGACCCCGCCACATCCGAAAACACCGTCACATTATCCACGGTTGGTGTTGTCAGCCGGTCACGGAAAGCCACCCGCCCCTGCTTATCAATGAAGAACAACCCGCCCTCGGACTGTTCCACCGTCTGCAAATAAGTGAGCACGTTTCCATCGAACACGTCAGTACCAAGTTGGCTGTTCCCCGTGTCAATGTCACGATCCGCGACAGGCCAATCCACGGAAGCCTGCGACAACACCGCGTTCACGCGGGCACCCGTCAGCTGTGCTGTGGCCGTTCCAGGAGTCAAATCCTGTTGCGCCAGAAATGTGAGCCCATCAGCAGCCTGCAACGATGCGAGCTGTCTACCGTTCGGTTCATAGGAGAAGTTCCAGTCAAGAAGCTTGCCAACATATTGAACCGCTGTTCCCTCCGCGATAACACGAATGTCACGACGAGGCACAATGTTGCCCGCGAACGGGCTCGAAGTATAAAGCGGGTCGAAAGCCCTATCCTCGTTGTTCAATTCGACAGACAGCACACCAGCGTTGAACCGGTCAAGGTCACGGTTCTTACCACGCCCAATCGACACAGAGCGAACCCTCGACGTAATATCCTCAAAGCTCACCCCACCAATAACGAACTCTGTCGAACCGATAACACCAGCAACCGGGTCGTCAAGTGTGAAAGCCTTAGACAGGCCAAGCTCAACTGTTACCGTCATTACGCCCTCGCAAACACAGGGCCAGAAGTCCGCTCATACTTACGAATGGCATTCACAATCTGCTCACCCACCTGCGAACCATTAGCACCCATGCCAGCCGTCACATTGATAACAATCGAAGCACCACCACCACCACGCCCCAACATGTCATTCGGCACAATGTTCCCACCACGACCAGGCAAGAAAAGCTCCGGCCCCATCTCCCCAACAAGGTAAGGCATACCACCCGTAACACGACCACCAGCAGCACGCTGTTGCGTAAGCCCCTGCCTCAACGCTTCACCACGAACACCAGAAAACCCGCCACTCGCCTTGAACCTGTTGAACGCTTCAATAGCTGCATCAAACGCGTCAGCAATACCACGAGCCAAACGACGCACCTGATCCATCGGGTTGATAAGTCTGTCAAGGAAAGTAAGGAACGAAGGCCCCTCATCCTCGAACTCCCCAAAGAGAATCAGAATCTCACCCAAGAAGAAATCAATACCGTCAACAATGCGAAGCAAATCCGCAAGCAACGGAATCACATTCTTCAACGTACCCTCCAACAACGGGGCCAGTTTCGCAGCCAACTCGCCCACATTGAACACCAGCCCAGGGAGCACCGCACCAATCTCGTTAAAAATCGTTTTCACATTACCGATGAAGGATAAGAACGCGGGGTTCTCCCCCAGTTCACTAATCTTGTCCAACAAGCCCTGCAACAGTGACGTGTCAGCGTCAATCTCCAGAAAGTCTTTCAGCCCCTCACTCACGTTACTGAAGAACGTCAGAATGCCGTCAATCGTTGGCTGAAGCTCACGAATCATTCGAGGAAAGTCCTCCTCAAAGAAAATTGTGAGCGGTGGCACAACCTCATTGATAAAGAACGTTGCAAACTTCTCAAACGCCGGAGCCAAAGCCTCACCCAACGCATCCTGAATCTGCCCAAACGCCAACTCAATCTTCGCCGAACTCAACGCCGCAGCCTCAGCCGCCCCACCATACTGCGACTCCACCTCAGCAAGAACAATCTCCTGAGCCCCCAACAAATCCCCAGACTCCTGCAACACACGAATCTGCTCACGTTGCTGCTCCGTGAACGTCGTACCCGCACGAGCCAAAGCCGTAACACCCTTGATCGGGTTCTCCAACGCCTTACCCAACTGAACCGCTGAACCACGAGCATCAGTTTTCAACACCGCAGCCATATCGAACGCGGCCTTCGTGGCACGGTCAAACACGCCACCAACCTCGTCACCACTCTCGCCCACCTTCTTGAACGACAGAAGCAACGCCTGAGCCTCCTTAATAAGCTCAGCCTCAACACCAATAACAAGTTCATGCGAATCCGCAAACTTAATCATCCGCTCAGTAGCAGCATTCACATCCTTACCGAACACACCCGTAGTCTGAGCAACCTGCTCCAGAATGCTATTGAACTGTTCAGCCCGCTCCGCAGCAAGCACCGACTCCATACCAAAGTTCACGATCCCGCGAACAGCGAAAGCACCCGCCACGAGCGTACCGATACCGAGCAGAGACTTGCCGAACCCCTTCAGGGCACCTTGCGCTTGCTTTATACCAGTCGGGTCAAACTTGGAAATGACCGGAATGTCAATTGAACCGCGACTCATCGAATCCTCCTGTTGACCAGTTCCACATACTTCTCAATCACGCGACGAGCGACCTGCACAACCTCGTCAGAATCCTTCTTAGCCTCGGGGATAATGAAACGCCCCAACCCGCCAATCACCGGGAACTTCGCGTTCAACGCCCGCACCATCCCAGCACCCTGCGGAGAACGGCCCCGCTCAGCCAACTCGAAAATGTTGAAACCAGCAGTCTTAGCCCGCCCACGAAAACTCATTGACACCACAGGATAAAACCCAGGCTTCTTGGCCCGTTTCCCCAACGGTGTTTTCACTGAAGCCAACGGGGTTTGATAGGTGTAACGCTTACTCGACGCCGCACCCTTCGCAAACCCTGACAACGGTGACGAAGGTGGCGCCGCAGCTTTCAAACTGTTAGCAAAGGGTTTCAGCTTCTCCCGCATCTCCTTCTGCAACGTCGAACGAAGCTTCGGATCAACCTGTTTCAGCTCACGCAACAACACGCTCAAATCGGCGGCCTTGACGGTGAACTGGGCTGGCATAATACTTCTATTCTACCGGCGACCTCGCTTGCCACTCTGGGCTTGCGCCCTAGCAATCAGGTAGCGTTCAATGGTCCACAACATGCGGGGCTCCAATTGCATCAGCTCACGAGGACTAATCCCCGTTTCCACAGCCAGGCCTGCAATCTCCCAATGGAGGCTCGAATCACCGAGCCCTTCTATTTTTTTGCAGCACCCTCATTGACCATCGCAACCGATTCAGTCCACTTCTCAAACTCATCCGTAGTCTGACCGGTTCGCTTGAACGCGTGCCATGCAAGATAGAACATGTGCGTCAAGCGAATCTCGGCCTGCAACCGTGCCACACTCAAATCGAAGTGTGACTCGAAAGCAATCAGGTCAGCAGCAATAGCCGTGCATTCAGCACTTGAACCATCCAGGAACTCAACTCGTAGGTTTATCGGGTTCATGGTTACGCTGTAGCCCTCGAAATGGTGCCATCAGCGAGAGGCCAGGAAACCGATAGCGTGGCCAAATCTCCAATTGAACTTGCGTAGGGTGAGTATTCGGTGCACAAGAAAACGCCCCGGTATGCGGGAGACGTGCTCGAAGTTCCGTTCGTGGGCGTAATAACCACGGTTGCCTGCGATCCCAACAGAGGGAACAAGGTGGCATCCACGGAAGCTGCACCGAAGTCTTGGTGGAAGTCAAGCGAAATGCTTGCATCCTTCAACCCGCTAATCCGCTGAACGAAAGTGTCACCGAAAGCGGTTACTTCCTGCTCGGCAGCTGAAATGTCGAGAGTCGCCGCAGCCAAGCTTGAGCTAAAATCGACAGAATTTATTGTTATACGATAATCGGTAGCCACAAATTTTGCCACGATTGTTTCTCTCCTTAGTCTGCGTAGACAATGACAGCGAAATCCGCTGACAAATACGTTATATCTCCAATTGTAATGGAGGTGATGTTAGTCATATCGGTCACCCTCGTATCGAAAGCGTTTCCGTCGAGGGTCTTGTCTGATTCTATCGCGGTCTTGATTGAACCGTTACCGCCATCGTCAATGAGCGCATCCATGGATCGTTGCGCCTGCGAAGTCGCCACCCTGCCAAAAATAACCGTCACAACAAAGTTGTACTCGGTGAGACCACGCTGGAACGCTTGGTCGTAGGACACGCTCTGCAACTGCACAACCGCTGCAGGCATCATCGGGTTGTCGGGAATGTCGGAGTAGGTGCGAATCCCTGAAATGGTGCCCAAGTTAGTTGCGAGGGCTGTGCGCATACCGGTTACGGTCATGCCATCCTGACTTTCCGGTAAGGCTGAATCATGCGCTCAACATCGGGGTCGAGCTTCGTGCCAACTCGCACGGCTCCCAAATCTGAGAAACCGAGAACACCCGTGGGGGACTCGTAGCGTTTGTACTGTCTGAGTGCAGACAGAATGCAGGCTTGCCGTACCGCTGTCGGCAC